GGACAAGGCGGTTGTTACTGAGGCGATTGTGAACTATTGGTGGCGTCACTATGACTGTCAGAAGGAGTTTCGTCGTGCGGTGAAGGATGCGTTGATTCTTGGGCATGGTTGGATTAAGACGGGTTACCGTTATGTTGAGGAAGAAAAGGTTGCTGAAGGGAACTTTGATTCGTTTGATGAGGTGGCGGAGAACCGTGAGGAGAATGTTGCCGAATCTAATCTGATTGTGAAAGAGGACCGCCCGTTTGTTGAGCGTGTGTCGCCGTTTGATGTGTTCGTTGACCCGGATGCGACAAGTATGGAAGATGCTCGTTGGGTGGCGCAGCGTATTCGTCGCCCGTTGGAGGATGTGAAGAAGGATAAGCGTTACAATTCAACGGCTCGTGGTGAGGCTTCCCCAAGTCATTACAGTAAGTGGGGTCAGGATTCGTTTCGTCCTCGCCGTTCGCAGGACCCTGCGGATTCGTATGTTGAGGTGTGGGAGTGGTATGACATTGACCGTAATACGGTGTCGGTGTTTTGTGACGGGTCGGACAAGTTCCTTGTCGCCCCGAAGGAGATTCCGTTTGCGTTCGGTCAACCGTTTGTGATGATTCGGAACTATGACGTTCCTGAAACGTTTTATCCGATGGGTGAGTTGGAGGCGATTGAGCCTTTGCAGCATGAGTTGAATGAGACTCGTAGCCAGATGATGAATCATCGTAAACGGTTCAGCCGCAAATGGTTGTACAAGGAAACTGCGTTTGATACGGATGGTCGTCAGGCTTTGGAGTCCGACGAGGACAATGTGATGGTTCCTGTTATTACGGATGACAATTTGGGGAATGTGATTGCTCCGATGCCTGCGGTGATTAATCCGCCTGAGTTCTACAATCAGTCGGATTTGATTTCGTCGGACATGAACCGTGTGTCTGGTGTGACTGAGTATCAGCAGGGTGCGATGCCTGAGATTCGTCGTACGGCGACTGAGGCGGCGATTGTGCAGGATGCGTCTAATGCTCGTGCGTCGGACAAGTTGGCGATTATTGAGCGTGCTATCGGGGATTGTGCCCGCCGTTTGGTGATGTTGGCTCAACAGTTTATGACTGGTGAGCAGGCGATTCGTGTGGTTGGGTCCGAAGCACAGCCGTTGTGGTTGACGTTTGACCGTGACTATATTCAGGGCGAGTTTGATTATGAGGTTGAGGCGGGGTCTACGGCTCCGATGAATGAGTCGTTCCGCCGTCAGAGGGCGTTGCAGATTGTGGATGCGATGGCTCCGTTTGCTGGGGCTGGCATCTTGGACATGGGGAAACTGGCTGCGTATGTGTTGCAGTACGGTTTCGGTATCAAGCAGGCGCAAGGGTTTATTATGCCGATGCAGCCGATGGGTCCTGAGGGTATGCCACCGCAGGGTGGTATGCCACCTGAGATGGGTGTGCCGCAGGGGATGGTTCCGGGTATGGGTGCTGCTGAGGCTCCGCCGACTGGCGGGATGCCGATGCCGAGCAATATTCCGCCTGAGATTCTGTCTCAGTTGTTGGCTTCAGGTGCGCCGTTGGCGAATACGCAGTTGCCTTTTGAACAGGAAATGTAGCGCCCGGTACTAGGGGTAGAGCAACCGCAGAAGGAGGACTCTATGCAAGAAGAATTTGAATCCACCGTTGAAAGCGTTACTGAGACACCCTTGGATGGGCAAGTTGAGGCGAACGCCGAAACTGGTGATGCTTTGGTTGAGGAGCCGAGAGAGTATTTCGCTTGGGACGAATACGCTGACAAGCCCGTCAAGTTAACTGTTGATGGCGAAGAAATTGAAGTTCCTTTGGCTGAGGCGCTCAATGGGTATCAGCGTCAGGCGGACTATACACGCAAGACGCAGGAACTCGCTGAGCAACGAAGACAGGTGCAGTTTGCGGCCGCTTTGCAAGAGGCTTTGCAGAATGACCCGAACGGCACTTTGGAACTGCTTTCGCAGCATTATGGTGTCAATCAGAAACCAACATCTGAAGAAGATGAGTTTTTGGACCCGGTTGAAAAGCAGTACCGACAACTTGAATCTCGTATTCAAGCATTCGAACAGGAGAAAGCGATGCGCGAATTAGAGAATCAGATTGAGTCTTTGTCACGGAGATACGGGGAACTCTTTGACGCCAACGAGGTCGTAGCGAAAGCGTTGGCGACGGGGAACACGAATCTGGAAGCGGTCTACAAACAGATTGCATTTGACCGTTTGTATGAGCAGTCTCGGAATCCGAAGACGGTTGCGCAAGCAGCGAAGTCTGAGGAAACCAAGAAGATTGTTGATGCCAAACGGGAGGCTGCAGTTGTGTCTAAGGGTGCTTCTGCGAAAAGTGCCGATGTATCTTCTAAACCTATTCGTAGCGTTCGTGACGCCTTTGAATCTGCCAAACGGCAGTTAGAGGGTTAGCACGACTTTCAATTAACAACAAGGAGTAATTCAACATGGGTAACCCCAATTTTGATGCGCTGCTTTCCACAACTCTTGCGAACTACCGTCCGCAACTCACGGATAACGTGTTCACTGCACGTCCGCTGACCTACTTCCTCATGGATAAGGGTCGCATCCGTATGGTTAACGGTGGAACGAAGATTGTTGAGCCGCTCATCTACGGAAAGAACAGCACTGTCGCATCCTACTCGGGATACGATTCGCTGAGCCTGACCCCGCAAGAGGGCATCTCGGCTGCTGAGTACGAATGGAAGCAGTACGCTGCGTCCATCGCAATCAGCGGTATTGAGGAAGCCAAGAACAACGGTGAGCAGGAAATCATCAACCTGCTGGAAGCCAAAATCATGCAGGCTGAGGAGTCAATGCGTGAAGGTTTCAACCAGATGTTCTTTGCTGATGGCACCGGCAACGGTGGCAAGGACTGGAACGGTCTGGCGAACCTCGTGGAAGCCAGCGGCACGGTGGGCGGTATTGACCGTTCAACGAACTCGTGGTGGCGTTCATATGAGAACAACTCGGCTGGCGCTTTGACGCTTGCCAAAATGTCCACGGCTTACAACAGCGTTTCGGTTGGCAATGACCACCCGGACATGATTCTTACGACTCAAACTCTGTTTGAGAAGTATGAGGCGCTGCTTGTTCCGAACCTTCGTTACACCGACACCAAGACAGCGGATGCTGGTTTCCAGAACCTGCTGTTCAAGGCTGCACCGGTTGTTTATGATGTGCATTGCGACACTGGCGTGATGTATGTTCTGAACAGCAAGTATCTGACGCTGGTTGGTCACTCTGGTAAGTGGTTTGCACAAACTTCGTTTGTGTCGCCTGAGGACGTTGATGCTCGCTATGCGCTCATCATGTGCTACGGCAACCTGACTTGTCGCAATGCGGCGAAGCAGGGCAAACTGACTGCTCAGACAGCCTAATTAGAGAACAAGGAGAAATATCATGCCATTGAAAGCAAATAGCACTGATGGTGCAATCACCCGCAAGCGTGTGGAAGACTATGTCGCCGCACGTGAGAAGGTTACCGCTGTTGCGGGAACCAATGCGGTTGCACCTACCGCAGCGCAACTGCTTGACAGCAAGTTGTTTGTGGTGACACCGACCGAGGACACGACTTTCACCCTTCCGACCGCAGCCGATGTGCTTGCGGCTCTGAAGGATGAGGCTGTGGGTACCTCGTTTGAGTTCACGATTGTGAACCTTGCGTCCGCTTACGAGATTGTCGTTACGACCAACACTGGTTGGACGATTACTGGTGGTGGATTCATGACGGTGTTTGATGGAACTTCGGCAACTTTTCTTGCCGTGGTGACTTCGGCTACCGCAATTCAACTGTACCGCAAGGGTTCGGGCGGAGAAGTTAAGTAATAAGGGTTGGTGTTGGCGGGGGATGAAGCCCCCGCCACACCACATCAATAACAATAAGGAGAGAACAGTGCCACAGTATTACAAGATTCTTGATAACGGTCAATCAAATCAGAAGGCTGAAAATAAGCGCTTCAATCGTTTGCGCCCCAAAAAGAAAAACAATCGTCGCAGGGCTGACGGGAGTACACAAGCCGGAGATTGGGAAGCGGCATGGTCAGTGCAACGTCAAGCACAAAATGCGCATAAGAAAGTCATGAATCAGGCAAAGGCTTCTCGTGCTGCTGCTGGCAAAAAGAAGAAGTAAAGGGAAAATTATGCCAATGAAGTACAAGTCGGTTGCTTCGCATGCTGATGCGAAGAAGCCAACCTCGAAGATGAAGGCTTCTAAGTATCCGCCGAAGAAGAAGGGTGCGGGTGTGAAGAAGGTTAAGAAGTATTAGTTATTGGTCCCCACCTTGCGACCACCTCCCTTCCGTGGGGTGGGGACTTTCTAAGTAATAAAAGGGGTTAAGGGTGATGAACGCTAAACCCGCACACGCCCTATACGGCGAACAAGTAAACGCCTACCGTCAAGCCGCAATCAGTTTGGCTGGAGCCAAACTTCAGGCTGGTGGCGCAGAATACACGGGCAGAAACCGTTGTATCGCTGACGGAGACACCTGTGAGGGTCCGAAGGCGAAGGGGACTGATTATTGCATCGGTCATTTGCGTAAGGCTGCTAAGTCGGGTGATGTTGAATGAATTTGGCTGATGTTCGCCAAATGGTTCGGGATATCTCGGACTTGGACACGATTGATTTGCCGAACAGTCTGTTGGATACGTTCATTAAGGAGGCGTTTCAGCGGATTGTGTCGTTGGAGCGTAGGTGGCCGTTTTATCAGGAAACCTACACTTTGAGCACGGTCGCTAATCAGCGCCCGTACACGATTTCGGCTATTGGGGATATTCGGGAGATTATTTCGGTTGTTGAGACTACGGCTTCTGGTAACAGGTTTACTGAGATTGCTTATGATGATGCTGAGGATATTTGGTTGGGGAATACGGATGTTGCTGGTCGCCCCTATTTTTGGGCGGTGTGGGATGGGCAGATTCATTTGTATCCGAAGCCTGATGTGGTGTATCCGTTGACGATTCGTGCGTACCGTAACCCGTCTTACACGTGGTTGACGAATACGGCTACCGAGATTGACATGGACAATTGGTTTCATATTTTGTTGGCGTATTATGCGTTGGCTCGGGTGTATCAGCGTCAAGAGGATAATGAGATGGCGATGATGTATCAGCGTTCGTTCGAGGAGGGTGTGGCGATGGCTCGCCGGGATTTGATGAAGGCTCGGTCGCATCGCCCGTTGTTGTTGTCGGGTGGGAAGAAGTATCCGACTATGCGTAGATGGTTGCAGACGTTGGGGGCGACGCTTGGGTCATGAGCAGGTTGTTGACGAGAAGGTATGACGATTTTACTGGCGGTTTGAATCTTCGTGCTGACCAGTTTCA